TTAGACCACTATTGTTAACCTCAACTTTAGGCATTGCAATACCGTTATTAAATAACATTTGATTTAAATTGTCATTAAACATTAAAGCTGATTCAGAAGCAGTAAAAACCTTATCGCCTTTGCTTAATTTGGTAAGCGTTGCTCCTTTGTCAGAACCTAACGATTTAACCTTACCTTGCTTATCTGTGATAATCTCACGTCCTCGCTCTTGCGTCCACGCTAATCCCTCTTTAGCATCATCAGTTCCTTTCCAATATTCAGGTATTTGTTGGCTAGAAACGATTGCTAATTGTGCAGCACCTAAAGCAGCGAATAATATTGCACCACCGTAATTTTGCTCGGCTAAAGCACCAACAACCGCTTGAGCAGTATCAATAATAATATTGAATATTGCGGATTTCTTTTGTTGCTCTGCTTTACGTCTTTCTAATTGTTTACGTCTTTCTTCATATTGTCTTTCGATTTCTTCTCTTGCAGTTGCGCTTTCTCCAGCGAATGCGATTGCAATTTCTTTTTCACGTTCTAAATTGGCAATTTGATTGTCAATTCTTTGCATCTGAGCTTGATTCATTTTATTAAAAACGTCTTGAACCACATCCCCAACCGCTTGGAATACTAAAGCGAATTTTTCACCAAAGTTTTCAGTAACCGCCCACAATTTGTCAAATGTGCTTTGACCGTTTTTATCTAAATCTAAAAACATTTTAGCACTCGATATTCCAATATTATTTAAAGCAGTTTCTAACGCTCCGCTTTGAAGTGATGCAACGTATTTTTCATACTCTAAACGTGCTTTTTTATAAGGACTGTCTTTTGATGCTACATTATCTAATCTGTTAATAGCATCAGCATATTCGGCATTTATTCTAGCACGTTCTTCAGCAGTACCAGCTAATAATAATTTACGTTCCCTATCAACTGCAAGTTCTTGTTTTGATAACTCAATAAATTTTAAATACGCTTCTTGACGTATTTTAAGCGTTTTTGTTGTATCGTCTACAATTTCTTTATTAGCGTCTTTTTGACTTTTTAAAATTAAGTCTTGAATAGCTTGTGTAAACGCTAACTTTTGCTTTTCAATTTCTTTATAATATTGTAATTCAGAATAAGTTAAACCTTTCCACGCCATTGAAAAATTAACATTTGCTAATTGCTTTTCGTTGTTGTAACGAGTTTGAATGTCAAAAATATTCTTTTCGTGTTCGGCTTGGGTTATATCTTTATTTTTTACCGCTAACTCGTTTTTCTTTAAATCATCACGATACTTTAAAGCTAAAATAGCTTGTTCTTGTTGCGTGTTTAAATTAAGAAGTTCAATACTTATTTTATAATACTCTTTACGTGCTTTTATTCTATCTTCAAACTCTTTAGAGTTGTCTTCTGAAATATCTTTTTGTTGTGCTTGTTGACGCTCTAAAATAGCTTTCTTTAGTTCGAGTTCTGATTTTACTTCCTCAAAATCAAGGTGTATTTTTTCTCGTTTATTTTCAGTTGTTTTTGCATTAACTTTATCTTCTAATAAAATACTTTTATCTTTTAAATCTTGCGACTCTACCAAGCTTTTATTGTATATTTTTTCTAATTCAGTAACTTCTTTTTTTAATGAGTTTGTTGTGGAAGTGGTTATTATTTCATTATCAATACTTTTTTTCCTAACCTCTTCTCTTGTTTTTAAAGCTTTTATTTCTTCAAAAGCAGCGTCTTTTCTTTTGTTTTGAACCTCTAAACCGTTTTTAATAACAATCCCTTCATTTGCTATTATTTTTCTTTGTTCTTCTACTGCATCTGCATAATCTTTTCGTTGTTTGATTTCTAATTTATACGCTTCTATTCTTTCATTTATATTTTGAACTTCTGATAAATGAGATTTATATTGTTCCCCAAATCCGAGTGTCTTTTGTATTTCTTTGTCAATTTTAGTTCCAGCTAATTTCATTATCTGCTCATCAGACAACGCCTTTAAATATCCCCCGTAACTACTTTTTAAATAATCAATAGCGACTTTTTGCTTATCATATCCTAAACTTTTATCTCCAGCTATTTTTAAATATTGTCTATAAACTTGAAGCTCGTTTTTAGTGTTTTCGATCCCTTTTGATTGTGCTTTTTGAAACCCAAGTAACGCTTGTGTTGCATCGGTTAAAGATTTTTCGCCACTTACCATCCTTGAGAAAAAATCTCCCACTTCTTTTGAATAAGCACTTAATAAACCTATCCCTAAAAATAAAGCAGTTTGCCATCCAAAGAATGCACCAACAATCTGACTAAACGCTGATTTCGTAGCTATTCCTTGAGCTTTTAACTCTGCGTTTTGTAGCTTTACTTGTTTTATACTATCTATAACCGCTCCAACGTTGTTAGTTAAAGAAAGTACGCCCACTTGAAAAGATTGTCCGAAATTTGGCAATTCTCTGGTGATTTGCCCCATAGCATTAGACAAATTAGTAGTTCCTTTTGCATAATTACCGACCTCTAAAGAGTAGTTGCCATAACCCTTGTTTACAGTGTTTAATACTTCTCGGTACTTAATCATTCTGCGTTCCAACAAAGCTAAATTTGATTCTTCTTTAGCTGTTAATTTAATTCCTAATTCTACTTTTGTTTTGTAGTTATTGTAAGCTGGAAGCATTGAATTTATCTTTGCTTTTACAATTTCATAAGCATTACTCGCTTTAACTATTGCTTGCGCTTCCTTTTCCGCTATTGCTTGCTGTTTTTTACTTTCTTTTTCATATTTATCAAATGCTTTCTCTCTCGCTTGTGATAATCTAATTTCAGCTAATCGGGTTTTTTCTGCGTTTGCTTGTTGCTTATTATACTCAATAGAAACGTCTTTTTGCGCCTTAACATATTCACTAGGCAGTTTTGAATAACTTGAATTTAAAGCAATTACCTTATCGTTTAATTTAGTAGCTGAATTTATTTGAGCGTCAATAGCCAACGTAATGTCATCTACTGCTTTTTTAGTTTCTATAAAATTACTTTGTGCCATTGGTTTTTATATTTTTCTTTGCTAATTTTTCATAGCTTATATATTCACTAACTACTAATGTTTGAGGGTTTAGCTGAAATGGAAAATTTGAACTAACATTTGCTATTACATCAAATCCGTTTATAATTTCATCACTAGTTTTTTGCGTTATTTCTTTCTCTAATTTTTGAATAATATTCTCAAAATTATTAATCGATGACTTTATTTTTTCTAACAAATCAAAATAACTTAAAAATATATTAATCTTATTTTTAGTTTGTTTTTCGTATAAATCAATTAACTTTTGTTTTTGTATTATTGTTTGTTCTGTTATTTCTAAAGCCGATAATGATAAAAGAGCATTATAAACTGTGTATAATATTGATAGTTTTGTTTTCTTAATTAATATTTCGTTTTCCTTTCTTAATATTAATTTCGAAAGACCATCGTTTTTTTGCTTCCAAAAATCATCATATAATTTACTCCAATGCTTTTCTAGTTCTTTTTGGTTTGCTTTTGGGTTTAATAACTTTAGGTTTTTCTCTTGTATTATCTTTAAAAACGTTATCATTAATAGCGTGTCCAAACTCGGCAATATGACACCACTCCGAACCTTCAACTTCTTTAAGACTTGGTAAAATTGTTTTAAAACTTGTATCATTTGCTATTTTTGTTATCCCAGTTAATCCCTCTCTAAAAAACCAATAAACTTTCCCAGTTTGTTCATATCTTTTTTTATGTAATATTAACCGTTCTTTTGTGGTTAATGGAGCGCCTTTTTGGCAACTAAAACAATCTTTATGTTTCATAGTATGTATTTTTTGTATAATAATTGCAACGTTAAATTACTTATTTCGTCGATTAAAATATTAGTTTCCTGTTCTGTTATATTAAAATTCTCATCACCATACTTAAATGATATTTCTGAATATTTTTCATCTGTTGAGAATATTTCTATTCCTTCGCTAGTATTAAATAATTCAATCCCTTTCCATAATTTACCAGTATCAATTAAATCTACATTAGCGTTAGCTTGTGGGTTTTTAAAGTATTTATATTCTTGGTATTCTGCATCTCGATAAACACCTATTAAACTACCATCTGGCTTTTTGCCCAACAACCATCTACGGTATATTAAATCCCTAATTATTGGTTCTTTATCTAAAAATAATGCGTTAAAAGTTATTCCAATATCGCTCTTTAGATTATTAAGACCAACTAATAAAACACTAGAATATAATTCCATTTTATAAAAAACCCCCTCAATTTGTGAGAGGGTTATTTTTTAATTACTTTATTGATTATACGTTTACAACTACTAACGATGTAGAACCACCATAATAATCACCATCAACTAAAACGCTCTCAAATAACGTTTCTGCTAATTTTAATCCAATAGTATCGTTATCTACTAAAGTACCTACTGTAAATGTGTAATTCCCATCTCCGTTACTTACAACCGCACTAACAGAACTTGGTGTCGCTTGTGTTCCTAAAGTTTGCCAATACGCCTCATCTGTAAATGAATCAATACCATTGCCTGAACAAGCATCTGTAACTGTTACATCTAGCGTTGTTGCGTTTGTAACTGTAAAAACAATGTTTACACCTATAATACCAACTAATTCTTTAACTTCTGCTAAAGCTGATGTAATAGGGATTAAAGTCATGCCCTCGTTATATTGAGTAGAACTTCTTAATTGTGCTTTCAAAGTTTTCATTTGCAACTCACTACCTTGTTTTGTTTTTGTAGTTTCAGCGTGCAATAGGTTTAAATCAAAACCAATAAAAGCACCGCTTGCAGTTGTTGCGCAAACTATTGCGTTTTCAAAAACCATCCAAATATCCCAATTACTAGATGTATTGTTAATTTTAGATATATTTTTCATTTCACACAAAGAACTGGTAATATCTAGTTCAAACATAGGCTTCCCAAGTCTTACAAGTTGCATATTGCCAATACTAGATGTATTAATAACATTGTCCTCGTGAGCATTTCTATAATCGTAACCTTTAAAAGGTAACAAATTATTTTCCTGTACCGCGTCTTTTAGTTTTTGTAAAAACGTGGTATCGTTAGGGATTGTAGTTCCTTTCTTTGTTACGAAAGTGCCGAAATAATCCCCAGTATTGTAAGCACCACAAGCCGAAACACCTATAAAGATATTCCCCTGTGCGTTACAATTTATAATAGTGTTATCTGCCATTATTTTATATTTTTAAATTGTTAAAACTGTTTCGCATTGAGTATTGAAAAAAGTAATTCCAATATCTAATACTATTGCATTGCAAACATAAACTAGACTTTTACCATCTGTTTTCATAGAGTAGTTTTTAACTCTAGTTGTTTTAAAAGACTTTTGGTCAGTTCTTGATATTTGACTTGTGTTTAATATGTCAAGTAAGCTATCAAGTATCGGTTGCAATATTAATTTATAATCGTATTCGTGTTGGTACGGGTTAAATTCCGTTGGTGCTTGGCTTTCGTGTAAAATAACTATTCTCGCATTTCTACTTACACTTGGCTCTCTTAAATCATTCGTATCGATACCCTCAACTAACCAAATCAAAGGAAAACTATTTCGCCCCGCTAACGTTAAATAATTAGCTAAAACCGTTTCAGTCCCCCATCCAAATTTAACACTTGCAGTTGCGTCACCTACCGTAATAGTCGGTAACACTTCTACAATGCGTGCTAATTGGTCTTCAAAAATTATCATATTCCAAATGAATTTTGAGTGTCGTACGTTCTAAAGTTACTTATGTCAAACCCAACAAAATCGGCTTGTTTATCCATTAAATACTGATACAAGCTAACTTCAACTGTATTATCACAACCAAACCAATCAATAAACAATCCATCATCAAAAATGATAGGTTCGTTTAAATAACCTTTTTGGTAGCGCGTAATAAAGTTTTGACTAGCGTTTGCTATCTTATATCTAGGACTTATTAAACTAGCTTTTTCAGGATTTCCTTGCGTATTCCCAACTCCAGTTAAATGCTCGTTAGTTTGAGTTACGAATAGTTCATATATTTTGTAAGCGATTAAGCTATACTCATCATCTAAACCTATCCAAACTTTACCATCGTAATTTTCACCCTCTTTCAACTTTTTATAAGAAGCGTATAGCGGATTGTTAATGTCCGCTAACGCTAATTGTAATGTATTGTAAGTTGTTAAACCCAATGCGTTTAATAACAACGATTTTTCAGTTTTAACACACAAATTCGTTAACGCATCCGTTGAGTTTGGAGTTGCCAAACTAGGATTAGCAACCACGTTAGTAGTAGCTAAAGGAATGTTTAATTCGTTTGCTTGTTGAAAACTTGTAATCGTTATTATCTGTGGCATTATTTTACTTCTTTAGGTTTTACTTCTTTTTTAACCTTTTTTTCGTATAAATGAGCATCTTCTTTAGCTACTCTAGTAGTTTTACCATTGTAGGTAACTTCTACTGTTGTATCAAAATAATAACTCATTATGCTTCTGTTAACGCTGTAATAGCATCGCTAAAATCACCATATACGAAAGCCCCGTAATGATTAGACTTAACTCTATGTACCAAACGAGCTTCCGCAAGAATAGTAACCAAGTTTTTAGTAAAGTCGTCATTTTCGTAACCTACATTGATAGTCAATCCCTCTTTAAATCTAACTCCCGATTTCGTGAAGTCACCAATTAAGAATTTATCGATTGTCATACCAGTATTTGAAACAACTGGAATCCCACTTACAACCGTTCCATCAATAGATGTGAATGGTGGTAATACATATTGACCAGTACTATCTTTCGCTAACTGCATTTTTGTAACATCCGTTGGGTGCATTACGATATAGTTTGGCTCAAACAAGTTAACTCGAACTTGGTTAATACCAACTCTTAAAGCATCCGCGTTAGTAGGTGTTGGGATTGCTAAAGCAAAAGCACCAGCAGCCCACGCAGTAGCGTTGGTTACAATACCAGTTAAGTTAGCACCAGTACCAGCACCACTCAAAATTTGGTCGTCGATTTTAAGGTTAATTAATTCGCTCAATTCTTGGTCAATTTCAGATTTCAACAATTGAACGTCATCAAGCATCTCTTTTGTTACTTTGATGTAAGAAGTTACTTTTTTAACTGAAGCGGAAGCTAATACTAAATCGAAATCCGCTTGAGTTTTAGCAGCTCCCTCTGCTGTCATACCAGCACCACCATCAGGATTTTTCTGCTCAACCCATTCCCATAGGTTTGACATAATCGTTCCTACGTTTACTAATGAAAGCAAATAAGGGTTACGTCTTACGGTTCTAGTAATTCCCGCTTCTCTTTCACCTTGAGGTATAATACCAGTAATGTTAGTGCTTTCCGCCATTGTGCCGGCAGCTTTCAATGTGAATTTAACACTTGCACCCGATTTGTCTTTCATTGCTGAAAGTTCATCCGCTTTGCTTTCTAAAATAGATTTCAAAGTAGCAGTTTCTTCAACTGTTGTACCTTTAGTTTCTAATTCTAAAACTCTAATAGCGATTTCATCTACATTAGCTTTAAAACCAGCCACATCGTTACCAGCCGTTTCTAATGCTTGTACTTTTGACATAAGCTCGATAAGTTCGGCTTTTGTACAAGAGTTTTCTTTATAAGCGTCAATCTTAACGCCTAATTCTTTTACAATTTCTTCCATTGTTTTAAAATTTGTTTAATAATTCTTTTAATAATCCTATTTGTTTCTCTTGCTGAAGTGATTGCTCGGCTTCATTATCTAAAGTGTCTTTCGACGGCTCTTCTTTACTTTCTAAAGTAGGTGTTGCAGAATTAGAACCCATTACAACCGCACTACCCTCAATTATTTTAGCTTCTGTTACTGCCCAAAAATAACCACGCTCATCAGCTAATTCTTTATTGGCAATATCATTGTAATACTTATCCCAAACTTCTTTATACTCTTTATCGTATTCCGCTTCGGTATTGATAGCTAAATCTAAACTTACATAACGCATCCCTACTGAATGATTTTTGACCCATCCATTTGCATACTGTTTAAGCATAAAACCATTTCGTAAACGGTCAATAGTGCTTTCAAAGATTAACGCTTCGGTTTTGCCGTTGTAAGGCAATCCTAATTGCTTCCAAGTCATTGAAGCAACCGATCCTTTTGCACTATCTGAAATAACCTTATCGAAATCCCTTTCGTGTTCTTGTAAGTGTAAAAAACTAGAGTTATCCTTTACAGATTTATTCCAAATACCGTTAATATGAACGTCGCCATGACTATCTAAAAAGTTAGTTGTATTGATTACTACTTTTACATTTAAAGTGTCTGGTAAATCAGCAGCAGCGATTGCTTTGTTTTCTGCATTTTTAGATATCGTTTCAACATAACCGTAAGAAACCGCATCCGCATTTTTAGTAACAGACTTTTTAATAGCTACTAATTCCTTTTTATTAGCTATTAATTCTTTAAATAAGTCCTCTTTGGTATCGAACTCTTTATTTGGGAACTCTATTACCTTTATCATTTTTCTACGGTTTTATCTTTAGACAATATCTTTTTTTTATCGATAAGCGATTGCTTTAATTGTGGGTTCAAATCCTTTTTATCCAATTGCTTGTTAATCTCGGTCAATGTTAATTTAGTACTCATATTCCTAGTTTTAATCTAAATTCATCACTCATCTTTTTTGCTTCGGCATTAGTCATTGTTTGGTTTTCAATAGCAATTTTCAATGCGTCTTGCAATTCCGTAAAAGAAGCTATCTTATCATTTACAACTGGTTGCATAACCGCTAAATGGTCATAAGAAGCTATTAACTTCTCACCACGCTCAAACAATCCCCATTGTTGGCT